CCGCGCCGCGGGGTGAGCAGCAGGAATTCTTCGCGGGACCGGTAAACGGCCGCCACGGGGGCGCCTGGGCGCCTCAGGACCGCGAAGTACAATCCCGGCCCCGCCGGCGGGACCGGCGACCACTTGGCGTTCCAGATTCGCCCGATCGCCCGGCGGCCAGGCGGGGGGGGGCCAGGCTTCAGCCGGGCCGAATCCACGATCCAAAGCCCGGCCGGAACGGGCACCGGAGGCGGGGGGCCGTATCGCATCAACCCCATCCCCCCGTGATCCAGGCCCAGGCCGTGACCAAGCGACTCGTGGCGGACTAGGAATCCGAACACGTACCGCCTCGAAGCCGGATCGCTACCGTCAATCGCGCCGGCCGAAAGCGTGCCAGTCGCTGGCATCTGGTCGCACGGCCGCCAGTGCGCCGACTTCGCGCCCCAAGCGGTCTTGACATGCCCGCTGGCGAGAGGGTTGCGCGTCGCCTGAAGCTTGATCCCGCAACGCGCGCGCACGTCGCGCACGGCCGCTTGTACCTCCGCGTCGATGTCGGCCTGGGTCAGCGTCGATCGTGGCGTCAGCGCGGAGTAATTGAACACCACGGGCGACGCAGAGTGCTTGCACTGGCCGAGTAAGAGTACGAGTACGAAACACGGAATAGACATTCGGGGCCTCCTGTTATCAGACAAGGTATCCGATGGCCGAAGTTGGCGCTATCGGGCAACCGAAGGTGATAAAAGAAAAATTAGTCGGCGAAGACACTGTCGGGATTATTTGCGGGCCGAACGCGGGGTTCACCGTGCGCACGTCGGCATGTAACAGCACAGTCGTTTCGCCGACAAACGTACGGCGCGAAATAGCCACCCATTCCATAAAGGGGCTGTTTGCGAATATAGACGCTAAGCCATGGCTCGGCCCATAGATGCGGAAGCGAATCCTGAATATATTAGACCCTAAATTCGGGTTCGATGAATCGATAGGCGTTGAATGCTCGGCAAACATACTGGTTACGAGAAAATCTTCGACGACGACGGGCGCGGAGGGGCCGACGTAAGTTGCGTCGCCGGTATTTAGCAGATCACATCCAGCGCTACCGCCGAACGCGCCCGTGATATCGAGGCTGGCGTTAACCGCGACCTGTTGCCCGGGCGTGGACTCAAACAGCATCGGCAAAAATCGAAGCACCGAATCGCCTGGGCCGAAACAGAGATCGTACCCCCACTCGCCCGATACTTGAGATACGCGCCATTTTCCGAGCGAGAAATCGATATTGCCAAGCGAATCCGTGTCGTGCGTGAACCGCCACCGTGCCGACCGGGCAGGCTCATTGATTACGTATTCCATAAGAGACCAGTAGCGGCGCGCGGTGCCAGGGTCCGACTCGCCAGAATTTGCACGATCGCGGGCGTAGCCAAGCCTCGCGAACGCCGTTACGCCGTCCCCAACGCGCGATTGCCTTACGAACTCCGGCTGATCGTCGGTACCGCCGGAGCGAGGCAGGTACCTGTCAAACACTCGCAAAACTCCGAGGCTCAAAGGGAACGCATTCTCCGGGTAGGGCGTCGCGTTGTCGGCGGTCTCGGCCCACACTATCTCCGGCGATACGCTAAAGCATTCCCCGCAACAGCACGCCGACGCCCCGATCCCCATTCCTCACGTCTCCACGTCATCGCAATTGACCGCGTTAAAGCACCACGGCGTAGCCTGCTGGGCGGCGCCCTGGAAACTGACTTCGATATACGTATTCGCCCGCAGCGTTGATCCGCTCGGCAGGTAGCGGAAATCCGCAGTGGTGGCCAAGCCGAACCCGGCCGGATTGAGGAGGTTGACGTCGGCGTTCCCAGGCCCTTCGCGGTCGTCGGCCATCCGCGCCCGTTGGATTTGCCGGCCGCCGGCCAGTACGCGGGCATCGATTCCGTTCGGCTGCATCGACACGTAGACTACGTCTCCGGTATCAAGAAAGCCCATCACGGCCGCCGCGTCGGCGAATACGGTCAACCCAGCCGACGGTACCCAGATATCGGCGACTGAATTTGCGCCGAAAGCGAACGCGCCGGACGAACCCGCGGGGTGTGGCCCCAGCGCAACAACCTCGCCGCGATAGATGCCTACCGACGCCTCGGGGCCGGTCGGCCCGGCGACGGCCGGCGAATCCCCCGGCCGCTCGTTGTTGTTGAGGCGCCGAAGAATCCGCTTGATATCGGTATCCGCCTGCCGTACCAGCCCGCGAATGCCGCGAGAATCGACGCCTCCGGGTGAATGCAACGGGAACCCTATTCGCCTCATTTTACCGCACAACCTCCACGAGCCGTTGCCCAACGGCGGCCCGAATAGTGCCGCCAAAGCCGAAGAAAAAGCTGCTGTCTTGGAACTCGAACAGTTCGCGAGTCTTAAATTTCAGCGCGACCTTGAGCGCGTCGATATCGACGTTCGCGAACTCCAGCGCGTCGGCCGAGAATACGATTGTCGTTAGCACGCCCTTGTCATTGCTGTAATCGTATTCGGCTTCCGATACCACGGCGCCGATGGATTCCCAGTTCGTCGTAAGCGGCGCGCCGGCCGAGTCCACGCCCGCGAAGTTGATCCGCCGGTTCAGGTTTATAAAGTCGTAATCGGCCCCCTGAAGCACGCAGCCGCCCATATAGACAACGTCCTTATGCGCGTCGAGGATCGCTTGCGCGGCCTTTTCGAACTCGGCTTGCCGGCCCGCAGTGGTGATCGGGACGTTTCGGACGAACCCGACCGCTAACGCTTCGTCGGCCAGCCGCATTTCCTTTTCAATCGAATACGGCGCCGCGCTGGCCGTGCCCTCGAACCCGGCCGCCGGCCGGCGGACCGACAGCGGCGCGCCCTGGTAGCCGAAGGTGAACCGGACGTTGTCGGGCAATTGGGGCAACCCGGCGGCGTTTAACTGGTATATCTGGAAAGAGGAATAGATGATGCCAGAATAATAATCGATTGTGATATTCCGGCACGACATCCACGATTCGCCGTCGTCGAACGTCACCTCCAATGTCGGCGCCCAGGTCTCCACGAACACAGGCTTCAGCCCGCTCGCCACCTGCGCGAGGTAGCCGACCGACAATTGCCGGGCAATGCGCCGCTTTGCCGGGTCGGCGATTTGCCACACGCGAGAAACGTCGGAAGTCACGGGAGGCCGCGGCCCATTTGCCGTAAAAATAGCCTCGGCCGACGCCGTATCCCATAGCGGTGTCAGCCCCTGCGAAGTCAACAGCGTCCCGACCGCGAATTGGTCGCCGGCTTTTGGCGTTTCCGTAAACGCCGATGACATCGTGAATTCGCGCCTCGGCGTCGATCCCGTGTAGTCCAGAACGGTCCGGACTTGCCCAGCAGCGGCGCCGGTCAGGAATACCAGCGATTGCGCGTTGTAGGTGTCGTCGTTCGCGTCTAGGGTGTCGTCCCCCCGGAATACCGTGGCTGTAGGCGACGACGTGTTCACCACGTAGCCGCCGGCATCGAGAAACGGATCATTGACGGTGCCATTGCCGAGGACGTCCACGCGCGCGTTTGACACCACCTGCGGGCCTAGTATTTTCACCGCCGTGAACCGGTTTTCCAAGCTTCTATCGATATCGAAACTGATAATCGGATGATCGGTGGCCGCGTCGTTTATCGTCCTCGTGATCGACGGCGCGGCGAACACGTCGCGAAACCGCCACTTGCGAGCGAACGGCCCAGGCTCAAACACGAGCCGGCGGTTCGGGTACCACGCGAACAGCCGGTCGATAGCGCCGGGTATGGTTTCTGAATCGAATACCTGCTTTTCTTGCGGCACCGCGTCGAGGACGGAGATATCGGCGTTATCGTACGGCGGGTCAACGCCGCTTGCCGGAGTAGCGCCGAACGCGGCAAGCGCCGTCGGATCGTCGTCGAGTATCTCGGCCGCGATCTGTCCAACGGTGCGATTGATTTCGTCGGGAGTGAATGCCGCCTGTTGGATCAGCGGGACCAACGCGAGATCGATTAGGATCGACCGTGCAAAAGCAAAATCGTCGTCGCCCTCAATTTCGGCGTTCCACACGCCGCGAGGGTAGCGGTTGACGTTGCTTTCGGGTCCGGACTGAACGAAGATTTCTTGGCCGACTCTCCAGGTTGGATCGTGGGCGACGTAATCGATTCCGAAATTATCACCCGGTTTGATGTCGGTTACGAACCCTTCGAAGACGACGCCGTAATTAGCGTCGGAAAATTCTACCCATGTGCCCCACGCTATCGGCGTTTCTTGGTGGCCTTGAGTCAGGTACGAAAACTCGAATCGACGAGGCGCGTTGAGAGATACCGTTACCTTCAGTCGGCATACGCCGTCGGCGGCAAAATCGACGTCCGTGAACGGCCCGGCCGGCGACGACGCGGTACGCATGGACAACGTGGACTCGCCCGGGGCGATACTCGGGGCCTCGGGTGCGGTCGCGTCGGCCGCGCTCCCGCCGGCCGCGAAATTGTATTGAGAGAACGCCGACAAAGTGGCTACCTCCCGAGAAACCTACGAACCCGCAACGTCGCCTGAAGCATCAATAGTTTGTTATCTAAATCCTTCAATTGATCGTCCGGCGACCACCCGGCCGTCTGTCCGGCCTCTCGTATCCCCTGCACTATCCCGATCACGGCTAGCGAGGCGGTGAGCCCATCAGCGTTGATGAGATCGCTCATCACCGTATCGGATGGCGCGCCGCCGAGGAACCTGTTTACGATATCGTCAGGAGTCATTTTGTAGCCCTTCGGATCAATGCGAAAATATCCACTTCGCGAACCACGCAATAATTGCAATCAAGGACACCACAACGAAGCAGCCGAACGACACCGGCTCAACAGACAAATTATGCTTACATGGGCAATTACTGACGATCCCTTTACGGCCAACCTTTCTTCTGATAACGAAATTAAGCCAATCAACGAGGCCGTAATGGCTGATATGATACCAGTTCCTCCGAAACCAACTACGTGGCTTTCTGTTATCTTCAGGAGTCATTTTTTAACAGCCCTTTGAATGAGTCAGCGACAAGCTGTCATTGGCTCTCCTCATAGATGTCCTTATAGAACACATACTCGATCCCTTCGCCGGCATTAACGATGAGGGACCCTTCCTCCTCGATACCCTGAACTATCCCGTTATCTTCAGGAGTCATTTTTTGACCCCCACGTAAAACGCCCCGTCCGAGGCTCCACAGGCGATGCCGGCCCAGTTGGAGATGCCAACACGAAACCGCTTCGTATCGATGCCCGCAGGCTCGTGCGCATAGGCGCCGACAAGGGTGCCCTTCGGCAGCCGTTCCAGAATCTGCGACTGTAGGTCTTCGTGTTGGTAAAGAACGACCTTGGACGCGGCGCCGTAATCTTGCTCCAGGGCGTCGCCGGTTATGATTTTGATTCGATCGGACAGCCCGGCGGCCTTGATCCTTTCGCGCGAGGCGCGAGCCGCCTCCTCGTCGATCTCGATTCCGATTCCACGGCACCCGTAGCGCCGCGCCGCTGTAATCAGATACCGTGCGTCGCGACCGCTTCCGACATCCCATAGCACGTCGTGCGCGCCCAGGTACATAGCCTCAAGCATGGCATCGACGACCGGTTGCGGGGTGGCGTCCGGCTTGGCTTTGACTTCGGCAATTGGTACTCGCACCTGGTACGTCTCCTCGACCTGATACGGCACTTGCCGGGTTTCGTAAAAACAGCGGCCATTGACGCACCGTTTGACCGTCTCGGTGCGATACTTGGTCACGGTCCGAGTACGGGTTTCGAGTTTATAAGGGGAGGCGGCGGCAGCCTCCGATACTGCCACCGCCTCGGGGGAAGATACGGTTGACGCCGCCGCCCACTGCGCGCGGATGTTGTCGCACATCGAACACGGGCAATATTGGGCGCGTGCGTAGTTGCTCGGAGTGTACCGCCGACCGCCGTAATAGGCTTCCTGCGCGTCGGCCAACGTCCACGAGGCGATGCAGGCCAGCAAGGCCAAAGCATATTTCATAAGTCCGTACCTCCAATCGAGTCCACTTCCTTCGCGCATGCCTCGAAAACCGGCCGGCCCGCCGGCGGGTTGTCTAGCATCGCCTTTGTGATTCGTTTACCTTTCGACTGCCAGAATTCCCGGTCGCCGATCGCTCGCCGCGCAGCCATCATGGCAAGCCGCCGTTGCAGCGGCCCCGGCTCCCAAGGCTCGCCCTCTTTATTCTCTTTCCAGCATCGGTAAATAGCAATCGCGATTTGGATGATGGCGAGAATCAGCATCGGCTCGAATCCGACGCCGACCGGCTCGACGATGCCAGCGATCCGCTCGGCATAGCTGACAAGGTTCGGCGCGGCATCCCTGTATTGATCAATTAGCGCGGCAATTACGGCCGGCTCCCCGAGTTGCGCCAAGCGAACGACGTCCGGTGTGGTCATGCCCACCCCCACTACCGATGATTATCAAACAAGAACACGTACACGAACCACACGCATCCGCCCAGGATGACGATAGCCCCGCCGATGATGATGCCGATCAAAATCATTGGTTTACCCTAAAAAACTGCCGACCAATGCGCTGGCGACGGCCGGTTCCCCGAGTTGCGCCAAGCGAACGACGTCCGGTGTGGTCATAGCAATCCCCAAAAAAATTGGCGCCGCCGGGTAGGTGCCGCTTTCGCGATCCTTGTCCCCAGAATGTCGATCCAAACTTATTTGTCGGCGGCATTTTGATCGCCCTCAAGCAACAACCGGGCGACCTCCGACCGCCATGCCATGATGCGCCCCCCCGGCCTCCAGCCTCCATTGATTCCCCGGTCAATATGCTGTAAACACAACGCTTGCCGTCGGTCGGCCGGATACGCTACGCATCCGCGCGGCAGATCGACGTCGGCGACCGCCACGCCAGGGCAATTGGGGAATCGGCAGCTCTCGGCCGGTGATTTTACCGTACCCAAACCTCCGGCGATACAGCAACCGCCGCGAAAAAACCAACCAGTATGCCAACCACGATACCGACAACAAAAAAGATCGCCGCCGGCAAGCAACCGTCGGCGCGGTCCTCATATGTGTCGTCGATCATATCATATCCCCCCGAATCCGCCAATCACAAACGTATCCGTATCCGCCGGCGCGGCCGGGAACGGCTCGGCGAACGACAGATTTTTCGACGTGCCATTGTAGTCAGTCACGCGCCGCCACATTCCTTGCAGGTTGCCCGAGGTGAACGCCAGATACGACCCGATATAGAAATCGTCCACGGCCGATAGCCCGGCGTCGCCGTCAAAATCGCCGGCGGCCGGCGACGCATCGTTTACGGAACCAGACAAAGCCGCGTCCACGTTCGTGTTGATGACGTCGGCAAACCCGATCGCGTCGTCGCTTTGTACCTCGACGTGCGCGACATCTACCACCTTGTCATTGGCGTCGTCATCGTCGTGGAACCGGACGCGCACGATCCCGGCCGAGCCGAGCGACGCGACCGACGCGGTGAACGATTCGACGTTCTCGCCAGTCCCTTCGGTGAGCGCAATTTTTTTGTTCGCGAACGACGGCGACGCCTGCCAGGCCGCCGCCACGTCGTTCCAGAACAAATTGTCGCTCAATCGCTCCAGCGTCGCGACGTAGTTGACGCCAGTGTTTCCCGCGAACGTCAGATCAAGCGCCATCGAGTGCCCCCTCTTACGGGCTAAGTTTTTTCACGACCAGCGAACCATGGACCGGCGTAATCGAGTTGCTAGCGCCGCTGTCGGCCTTGATTCGCAAATCGATATCGACCGGCGCGGTCCCGATGTTGACAAGTCCCCGGCCGGATACGCGCCCCGCTGTATCGGTCGCCGTATCAAGCTCGGCGCGGATGTGGGTCTCCGCGCCGTCCACGTGGACGGCGACCGTGAAGACGGTAGACCCCGTGGCGCCGGTGATCGACAGATCAAACGAGATTTCGTAATCGCCAACCGCGTCCGCGGATAGCTCGTCGGCGGCCGCGTCGTTAGTGACGTCGCCTGCGTCGATCGAATCGGTCGTAAACCCGGTGATTTGACTGTATCCCGTGCCGATCGACCCTTGCGCCGTCGATCCGCCGGCGAGATAAATTTCGCCGTACCCGCGAGGCGAGGACAATACGTGATCGAAGACGTTCCCGCCCGAATCCTTGAATTTTACGGCGAGAATATCAGCGGCCTCTGACTGGTAGAAAGTGGCCTGGACCACGCCGACATCGCCATCGGCCGGCGCCGACGTCGGGATATTTACCAGCAGATGCGAGGCGCCGAACTCATTTTGCAGCAGCGCGGTAGTTCCGGGTGAAGAATTCTGAATCACGAACCCGCCGGTGCCATCGTGCTGAAATGCACCCGCGCCCGTCGTCGCGATATCCGCGCCAAGCAACGTGGTGAACGTGCCGGCGGCCGGAGTCGTGTTGCCGATAACAGCGCCATCGACCGTCCCGCCCGTGACCGCGACGGCCGACGCCGCCTGCGTCGCCATCGTGCCCAGCCCGAGATTAGTACGCGCGTCCCCGGCCGTGCTGGCACCGGTGCCGCCGTCAACGATCGCTAAATCGGTGATCCCGGTTACCGACCCGCCCGTGATCGCGACGGCCGACGCCGCCTGCGTCGCGATCGATCCGAGTCCAAGGGCCGACCGCGCGGCCGACGGCGTTTTCGAAACCCAGTTGACGCCGTCGGAAAAAATCGACACGTCAGCCGACTGCGATAGTCCGGCGATATCGTCCAGCCCAGCGTCCCACGCTTGGATATCGGTTCCGATATCCAAACCCAGCGCGGTACGCGCCGCCGCCGCCGTCGCCCCGCCGGTGCCGCCAGACGCGACCGGGATCGGCGCGTCGGCCACTACTATTTGCCCGACCGTCAGCGTGTCAATGGACGGGTCGAATAATAGGCCTGCCGCGTCAGTGACCATGTTTCCGGATGCGTCAAAAAATGCGATCCCGCCATTCGCCGCCGGGCCGACAAAATCCGCCGCGTCCGCGATTGTCCGAAACCGTAAACGTCCTACGCTCATTCCTATCACCCCCTACGGAGTTCGCGACCGCCTCGATCGCGCGCCGCGATTATTCCCGCGCGCCACCTTGTTGTCGAGTTGGTCATTGATCTGGTCTATCTGATCCTGTAAGGACTGCGCCAGCGCGGCCGCCCGTTGCTGTTCGGCGAGCAATTTTTGCAGCGCGGCGGCGTTCCCTTGGTCCGCGTTCTGTCGAGAATCGTTTTCTTGCTGTTGGGTATCGGCGATCTGTTGCGTCGTGGACGCGGCATCTTCGCGGGCGCCGAAACCGAATCCGCCGCCGAACCCGTGCCCGCCGAACCCGAATCCGCGCGCGTTGCCGAGCCGACCGCCGGAAAACACCGGCCCCCGCTCTTCTTGCCCGGTGCCAGCTTCACGAAAAGCCCGCGAGCCCCCGGGACGATCCTGTTGCGCCGACAGGCCGCCACCCCCGGGGCGATCCATTGCTGCCGCTTGTTGCGCCGACAGGCCGCCACCAGCGGACGACACAACGGGTGTCGAAGCCCCGTCGCCGCCGGCATCGTTCAGCGCATTCCCGGTCGCCGACGCGAAACGCCGCGTCGGATCGTTCGCGGCAATCCGGCCGCGCGAAGCGATCGCGTCGTTCCCGTCACGGATCGCCTCGCTTTCCTTTTCGCGCTCCTGCGTCAACTTCTTGACTTCGTCGCGTTCGTCTTCGAGATTCAGGATTCGCTGTACTTGGTCGTCAGAAAACCCCTTTTCGGCGAACTGGAGCGATCGCACGGCCCGCTCGCCCTCTCTCCACGCCTCGACCTGCCGTTCCAGACCGGCAATGATCTCGTCGGCGTTGGCGGATATTTTCCGCTGTTCCTCGGCCGCCGCGACTTCGTCGATCGCCTCGCGGGTTTGCCTCAGTTGATCGATTTGCTCTTGCGTGAATCCGCGCTTTGCGAGCGCGGCATCTCGGGCCGCTTGCTCGCCCTCCAGAATGCCGATGACCTCAAGGCGTTGCGCGTCGCGCAGGTCCTCGAACGCCTTTTCCCTCGCGTCGCGCATAGCGATCAAGGAAGCGATTTCCGCGTTTTCCGCGGCAACTCGCGCGTCAGCGGCCGCCTGCTGCTCCCGGAACTTCTCCCGCGCCGCCTCGGTTTGTTTCTCGATTAGCGCGACTATGTCTTTCGCGGCCTGTATTTCCTCGGCGGACGCTATTTGGAAATCCTGGGCGCTTTGGCCGAAGGACCCTTGCGCTCGCATCGCTTCGTCTAGCCCAGCACTATACTCGATTAGAGATTCCGTAACCTCTATGGTGCCGCCGACGATAATCTTGAACGGGAGAACCAGGGCGTTCAACGCATCGGCGAACGGCCCGGATAACTTGGCCGCCACTTCCCCAACCCCGGCGGCAAGCTCGGCCATCCATTTGGCGGCGTCCACGGCGAGGACAGCCAGTTGAGCCAAGCCGTCCATTCCGCCGCCGGCGACGAACGCTTCGAGGAACTCCTGGTGGATATTTTGTACTGCCCCGGCGATTTCCTCAAGCGGATTCGGGACGGTCAATCCGGCTTGTTCGACCCGCTCCAGTTCGGCCTGAAATTTCGCCATCGAGAACGTGGCGTCGTCGCCGCGTAGCCCGAATTCGTCGAGCGCCCGCGAATTCTTGCCGATGCCTTGCGCGAGACGTGTCAGTACGGATTCAAAAGACTGCCCTCGCTCGGACGCAAGCCCGATCGCAAGCGCGGCGAGTTCCGTCGTCGCCACGTTATCGGATAGCTTGCCGTTGAGGACGGGAAGGACGCGGTTAAGCAGTTGCGTCGCTTGCACGTTGTCGAGTTGGTATTTCGACATCCGTACAAGCCGGTCGGCGTAGGTGTCGGCTTGCGTTTTCGTGATCTCAAGCCGACTCGACAGCCCCGACAACGCATCCGAATAATCGAGCGCGGCTTGATAGTGCGACACTATCACATCAAGGCCCGCCTCGAGGGTAGCGAAAACGTCCTTTGCCACCGCCGTGACTGCCAGGTATCCGGTTGATAGCGCCGTGATCGTGGTCGCAAGCGATCCGCTCGCGCGGTCGTTATCGCGCACCGAATCCCCGAGATCGTCGAGCGTCGCCCCCGCCCCGCCCGACGCCGTGCCGACGTTGTCCAGCTCGTCGGCAAGCCCGCCCAGCGATTGCCGGGCAGATTCAGCGTCGAGTTCCACGTCAAGTTTTACGGCCACTTTTCGCCCTCACGTGCTCATTCCAAGCGCCAACCACGATAGCAAGCCGGCCCACTTCATCGGCTGGCATTTCTAAAATCAGATCGGCCGAACATCCGGTCGCCTCGGCGATCATGCCGGCGGTCCGCAAAGCTGCGAACAGCCCCACGGTTGCATTGTCCGACGGCGCGCCGTGAAAGGCCCGCGCCGCCTCGAGCCTCAGTTTCCCGCTTCGCTCTCCGTAAGCGTGCCGTCAAACACGTCGCGCACGGCGGATAGGGACATCCGGTAGAGTGCCGGGTATTGCTCGCACGCTTTCTGAAAATTAGATTTCGTGAATTCTACGGGGTGCGATTCTCCAGGCGTCGCCCCATCCGCGACAACTCCCGACCAATCGGCGATGAAGCCCACAAAAAACTTGTGCGCCTCTTCGACCGACGTAATCGAGACGTTGCGGACGACGTCGGCGTACGTCGGCCGTCGCACGTGTAGCGTGAAGTCGCCGAACGATTTATGCTTCAACGGCACCTTGGCCAGTTCGTCCGACTTTTGTGATTCCGAAAACTTCATCCAAGCCCCCTTGCCAATTCGGTTTCGGCCGACCGGAAAATCAGCGCCTCGATCTGTTTGAGCCGATCCGGCGTTACCATGTTCTCAAACAGGATCGGCCGGCCGGCGTCGTAAAATTCGGCGTATTCAATATTGGTTCCGAAGGTCAGCATCAAGCCGGCGGCCTCAAACACGTTGCCCTTGCCGGCCAGTTGGAGCGACGCCAGCAGCAACCCCCGGTCAACGCCGATCTGAAACCCCTTGCCCCTCGCGTTTTGCAAAAACCGTCGCCGCGAATCGCGAGTCTTTAGCGCCTTGAACGCGGCGAGGCGACGGTTACGGTTATCGACCGTCTCGGGCTTTATCGGCCGCCACTTGTTGCCCGCCGCGTCGGCCTTCCCCCGGGATCGAGACACGTAATCGACCTTAGCCCAGGCGAGAAGCTGAATGCCGACGACTTTCAGAACGGCCGGCCCCGCCGTCGCCTCGACGTGCGCGGCCGCCTGCCGTATCTGCGCCGACACTTGCGGGATATTCGATCGGATGCCCACGATTCCCCCGGAAAACGATCCTGTTATCGGCTACGGCTACGACGTTCCGAAGGTGAACGCCACGTCCGCGCTTGATCCGGCCACCGCGACGCCGCCCGGGGTTACCGTGATGGTGTCGTTTTTGCCGCCGGCCTTCGGCGCCGTCTGCGGGACCCAGATCGGCATATCAATTTGCATGGTGGTATTGTCGTCCGCCCCCGTCCCGCCGTGGTCGCCTACGAAATTCAGTCGCATGTCCAACCCTTGGGTTGTGATATCGGAAAGAATAGCGTTGACGTCGGCGCCCCAGTCTCGCGAATCGCGGTCGGCGAACGCCGTGAAATTGAACGCGACCTCCCGTTCGCCGGCCAACAGCAGCGTCGCCGTCGCTTCGTCGCAAAAATCGGGGTTCAGATTGTTATTGACTGTCAAGCTGAAGGCCGACAAGCACAGCACTAGCGGCGTCCCGTCCGGGTCGAGGGTCAGCGTCGCGCCTGACATCGTGAATTGATTCAATGGAGGCGGATCGGCCGGGATCGATTGAAGCGACCCGAAATTATCGACCCGGTTTTTGCCGATCAGGTCGAGCGAAATATTCACGCCGGCGCTTTGCGACCCGGACAAGGTCATATTCCCGACCCGCAAGCCAAGGTCGCGGCGTTCGTTCTCGCCGTCGTCCCACTCGGCGGTATGGGATTGCAACGCGCTGCCGGTCGCGGCCATCGCCCAGTTGATGAGTTTTTCCGCCCACGATTCTGATGTTTGCGGCACACCGTCCACGTCCGGATAACCCGCCAACAATGGCGCCGACAGGTTGCCGGCGAGGCCCAGGCGCTCATTGAACGTGTGTCGCCGCTGTCGCTGGCCGAGTTTGACGGCCGCAAATTGCGGAGATTGCGTGACATCAACTGTATAATCCGTAACCGGCATATAGAAATACACGGTGTTGTCCAGCGTCCCCCACGTCGTCTCCTTGGCGAGGAAAAGATAGGATTGCCAGCCTTTGCGCGGATCGGCCATATCGAAAGCCCTCTAGTTCGTAATCCAGATTTGCGGGTTAAAGTCCCGCTCCAGCGTAACTGTAGTCGAGGCCACCATCGCCTTTTTCCCGTCCGATGTCAGCCGGTCGCCGATACTGAACGAATCGGCGGCCGGCTGGTACCGGCACGCCGAGGCAATTGCTGTATTCGGAAACGATCCCAGCGGCGATTGATACAATGCCTCGTGGATCTGCGCCCACAACCGTTCCGCCTCAAACAGATTCCAATGCGGCGCCCAGGCGTCCACAGAAAACGTGTATTTGACGACCTTCGCGCAGTTGACCTCCCACGGCGACGACGACGCGCCCGGCACAATTTGCAACGCGGGCAGGTCGGAGAATTTCGGCAAGTCGGGCTTGTGCGCCTCGACGCCCTCGTATTTCCATTTCCGGTTGAACCGGTCGGCCAGCGGCAACCACGAATCGAGCGCGTTGCATAGCGCGTCTCGGCAAATAGTCAACGGCGACGGCGCCGCGTTGGTGCCGTTATTGCCGTACAGCAGTGACAGTGGCGCACCGCCCATGATTCTAGATATCGTCCTCGAACATAATGAACGCAGTCACCAGTGAACCCGGATTGTCGTACGATAGGTTGGTTGCCGCCCAAGAAAACCCATTGGCGAGCCTAATGCCATTCGGTAGAGGCAAGTTTTGCGCCGTAAGATCGGGGGCCAGAATAAACACCCACGCCGGGTCAGTCACGCCGACCGTAACGTCTTCCGCCAGCGCGTCGTAAATCAAAATCGCGGCGCCGGCGGTATGCGTATTGATGCCGGTGATCCCGTGAAGGCGCACGGGCACGGTCGCGCCGGATACGTCTACGGGGTCATTTGTCGTGAACGCCCCTAGTTTCGCGATCGGCGTTCCAGGGTTGACCGCAGACACGAATAGCGGATTGATCGACGTGACCGGCCCGCCATTGACGCCGTCGGCGCCGGTATACAATTTCGATACCGGATATTCGACCGAAGAGATCGTCTCGGTTTTTACGTTTGGCCCGCCCGAGATCACCGTTTTGTTCAGCGTCACCATTACCGCCTCCGTAACCTTGGCGTCCGCGCTCTCGGCCGGCCCAGCCTGCGTATCCGGTCCGAATCGCTATCGCCCGGATAGGCAAGCCCAGGCACCCGCGCGGCGCCGGTCGCGACGTCCGCCAAGAACTCGCGCGCCCGTTGCGCCGCTCCAGACAGCGCGTCGCCGACGTCGCCGCCGCCACGCCCGGCCATCCATTCCGCCGCCAGGTCAACTGCTACCGACCGCAGGCGCCGATTGAGGTTGTTTTCGCTTTGCGATAGCGGAACGACGAAAAACTTCTGGAGCGCCGTATCAATCTCGCCCGCCGCCGCCGCAACGGCCTTCGTCAGGCTCGCCGCCGTTTCGTCGCTGTCGATCGATTCGTCGAGATCGTCATCGGCGAGATAGTCAACGCCAGATTGCCGGAGCCGGTCCGTTACGTCCGCCTCCAGACAATAGGTGTCGATTGCCATTTTCTCTCACCCCGTCACCCCGTGTTTACGGATCAGAAATCGACCGTCGGAATCCATACCGCGTCCGGCTCGGCCAGCCCGAAGAACCAGTTGTCGCCCATGAATAGTTGAACGGCCGGCGGATTGATGCTCAAGGACGTAAACGCGAACGGTCCGAACTTTTTCTTGAAATTGCCCATCAGCGAATTGATGTCTCCGAAGACGCCGCTCGCGGTGGGCACCGCCTGCGGATGATTCATCGCCCGCAGCCATGGTCCAGGCTCGGGCGTAATGAGCGCCTTGGCGGCCGGCACGAACGAAACATTCGTCGTGCTGGCGTTGGGGTCCTCGCTCTGATAGGTCGCGTTGATGAAATGGAACGTAAACCCGTTGATGTCATTGATGTCGCCCGACAAAAACCGCTCGACTCTCGTTTCGTTATTCTGGAAATACCCTTGCAGTTCGGTATTGTCCCGGAACCACTTCTTAGCCTCATGGTTCAAAAACACGTGGCGCGGGCGAGGCAGGTTCTCGGCCTCGGCGCGCTGGACGATTTGATCGAGATCGGTTAGGATTTTCGCCGACGCGTCGTCCCATGCGGTGCCGATGATGTCTCCCGAGCCATCATCCAACTGCGTTTTATGCGCGGCTGAAACGCCCAGGTCAACCGAGTACGCCGCCCCGGTCGATCCCTCGTAGATTTCGCCTTCCGGGCCGATGTATACGATCCCATCGGTAAGCGTTTTGGCCAGCGTCACCGCGCGCATCATGCGATGCCGTTTCCCGAAGTCCTCAAGCTGCCGAGCGATTTCGCCGCGCCCCATTTCGTCAATGGCGATGCTGGAATCTTGCTGCATGAATTCCATCGGCGCCATGTTCAACGTGATTTCGTCGAACGAATGGTACGGGAAAAAGGACTTCTCGGCGATGCCGCGAACGTCCAGGGTCCGCGCCTGCGAACCCTTTTTGTTCAGCCGCGCCGGCCGTTTCTCGGCGCTCAGGATTCGGACGGTTGCCTTGTCTGAATCCACGTTCGACGGCTTGTCGAACAGCGTCAGAAAGTCGTTATCAACCAGCGCCTCGGCAGCAGCAATGTACGCTTCGGTGATAAAGTCGGGGTCTTTGATGTCTTGTACTGTCCACAAATCCATTTCAACACTCCAGAATCAAAACCGCACTTGACCCAAAGCCCGCCAAAAGGACCGCGTTTTATTGCGGCCGGAAATTGATAATCACTAAAGTCGCGTCCAGGTCGGCCGTCGTGCCGTTGGTAACGGTAAGCGTCAACACGTCGCCCAGCGCCAGGTTTTTCGCGGCCGCGGCAAGGTCTCCAAGCCGCGCTTCCGCGCCGGCCGCCGGGAACGCAGGCGTGCCATCGTACGTTTGCGTTACGAGCGTCGTCCCCGCGATGCCTTTTTTCACCGTCCAGGCCGACGTGTTCGAAGCATCGACCCCGGTCGAAGCGGCGATCGGCACGATGTAAATCGACTCGATCGTAACCGCTTGCCCAGCGGCGAAAATGACTGTCTCGGACAGGTCGGCGTCCGCAGCCAAGTCCGCCAGCGTGTAGTAAAACGTCTGAAGCGGGGTCGGGGCATTGATGGCGATGTCGCCAGTCAAGACGTCGTCGATATACAACCCCTTGATGACTTCGTACTCGTCTGCCGAAATATCTTCGAGGATCGCCGCGACGTCGCCTTTCAGGCTGCTGTATTTGAGCAACCCGCGTACGATCATGTCGCCCTGGTTGTCCACGTTCGCGGTGCGATCCACGTTTTGCAGCCGTAGCAAATCGTTTCGCAGGACGCCTCGCGGCGCCGCCGATCCGTCCTCGCAGAACACGGGCTCGTTATCGGCAAACGTAATCGACGATCCGACCGTAATCGTATTCGTCGTGTAATCGATCGACGAAATCGTCAACGCCGTGTCGTCGCCCACGGTGATTTCGTCGCCGGCTTTGAACGAGTCGGCGTCATCGACAACGAACGCGGCAGCCGTATCGGCGGAATCGTTGACTCGGGTTCGCGGGCAGGGCCGAAATTTTCCGGTGGCAGTCACGCGGCCGAGAAAGAATCCGCCGCGCACGTCCTTGACTTGCGCGTTCCCGCCGTCGTACGATTCGGCGCCGCCGACCAGGACGGGCAACATCTCGTGGAGATTCAGCGCCTCGTGGACGAACGGGGCGTACGGCGTGATTTCGGCGATGCTGTCAACGCCTGCCAGTCTTTGAGTCATGATTTCAAGCCCTCACATGAATCGATATCGTTTCCAGTTTCCGGCACCAAAGGCCGAGTCAACGGCCGGAGATGAACCGTTTCGCCCGAGCGCGCCGCTCCTCGTCGGTTTCGTCGCCGTTCGGCTTTTCGTCGAAATTCGCGCCTAGTAGCCGTGATCGCGGCGACCGCTTTTGCGGTGAGGCGTCGGCGAACGGGTCGAGCAAAGCCAGCGACCATTTCGCGGCCTTGCCCGCGTTCTCGAGCGATTTGCGGAAAACCGGCGCGACGCGCCCGGACTCAATCAGTCCGTCGAGCCGGTCGGCGAACGCCTTTTCCGCTTCCGTTTCCCGGGCGGCCGCCAGCGCCGATAATTGCCGGCGAAGTTCGGTGTTTTCGGTTTTCAGAGACATGCTCGCCGCGCTCAGTTCCTCGCCGATAGCCTCGGCGACATCTTCGGTTGCGATTGCCGCCGATTCGTCGGACGCTGCGGACTTCTGGCCCTTGGTCGCCATTTTCACCAGAAATGCCAGCCGATCATTGAAATTGTCGGGGGTGGTGTCGTCGGGAATTTCGAAATCGGAACCAGCAGCCATCAGCAGCGCGTTAATCGCGTTTCGCAGAAAATCGGCGTCGAATTCTCCGGCGCCCGGCATCCCCGGCTCATCGCCCGAAACCTCGCCCTCCGCCTGTAATTGCCGACGTTTGCCGGCCGGCTTGCCCGTGATCGACCGGAAAAAGCCCTGATTCGCCATTGATAACACCCTCCGAAAATCGCCTTGACCGGTTACCACGCCGTGTTGCACCAGCCCCAGATGGACCAAAAATACCGGGTAGCGGTTGCCTTGCCCGTCCCGGAAATCGTCGGCGACCTCGACGGAAACCGCCTTGATTGACCGGCCAAGTTTACGGATCGCCTCCGGTTCCGTGATTTCGAATCGGGCCGACAGCGTATCGCCTTCGACCCAAAGCCGCCGGATCGTGCCGACGTTATCGCGGGCCGAATTCGAGTGATCCCAAACTACCGGTATCGAAAACCCTAGCCGCCGCGCTTGCTCGAACGCCGCGACAAGGTCGCCCAGCGTGTCGTGGGTGACTTCCCACGTGCCTGACCCAGGCACTTGCCAGCGACCGAGGCGTAAAATGTCCTTTTCGAACACCGCTATTTCTTCGGTTGATTTCGCCAACCGGCGAGCGCGCCCGTTGATTTCGGCCCGGATAGTCGCCATAACCCTATCTAACCACGGATTCGGAATATGTCAAAAATAAAATTGCTGGCGTTTGGAATTAGCGTGATTTCTGGGGACCATTGGGGACCACGTCAAACGTTTGGATTTACCGCGATTCCCGCAAATAGTCCCTAATTGTCCCTAGTTAGGGACACCAGGGTTTTCCACTTGGGGACGTGGTTTTCCACATTGGGGGCGTGAATTTCCGCGAATTGTCCCTAATTGTCCCTAATTGTCCCTAATTAGGACGCCGCGGTTTTCCACTTGGGGAGGCTAAGGGGGAATGGAAGCGATTGTGCTACAAGGCGTATTCGTCCGCCAAATAGGCCGCCAAGGCCGCCACTTGCTCAGCGGTTGCCGCCGATGCCGTTGCCCCTAACTCGGCAAAATCGCCATCCAGAAAGCCGATGTAGGCGCCAATGATCTTGCTGGTAGTGCCGAGATCCAATGGCCCGTCGCTTGACGCCGACGGAGCGATCGCCACGCCATTGAGGTAAACGTCCACGTCCAACGCATTAGCGCTGTCCGGCACCACTATGATTAGAGAATAAAAAGTCGTCGCGTCATTCAAGTCTTCGTCGAAGGTTAACGAGTATGACGAAAAATTCAGTTGCAAAGTCGCCTGATTTAAGATCGCGAACGCCTGCCCTGCTCCGGCGGCACCTAATGTCAGCACGCCTTCGCCGATACCGCCGGTATCCCCGCGAAATACGCACCAATAGGTTTTGCCGCCGGTACCCGCCAAGCCCGCCGGGAAACTGGCGATGGCAAGTTGGTCGTTTGAGCCGTCAAACCTAACGGCGCTATGCCCATTCGGCCCGCTTTCCGAGGCCGGCTGGAAACCGGCGGTTCCCTGGGTGGCATTGTTCGTGTTTCCGGATTCATCGGTCCATGTGCCAGGCGCATAGTTGTCGCCGCGATACCAGATCGACAGCGAATCAAATATTTGATCCGGTGTGGAGACCGCCGCCGCTTCGGGCGCGCCGACGACGTCGCGCAGCACGTTTCGGACGATCGGACGCAACACTGGACGGACAACGCCGTCCGGTACATTCTCGGCCATCGGTTCGCCCCTATTGCTCGATTACACAGACGACCGTATCGCCATTGTCGGTCGTCATTTCCAGGCGGTATTCCATGCCCTCGACGGGATTCATTACGTTGACTTCTTGATCCGTAGTGAACGCCCCGCCCTCGACCGTCAGCCAATCGCCAGGCGATGACCCGGCGACCGCGTCGTCAGCGCGCGTGCGGCGTTGAAGCTCGACGACCGATTCCGCGTCATTGCCCGTCAGCGACAAGCGAAATTCGCCGCGCGCCAGCCGGACCGCTTCCGTTGTCAGCGCCCCTTCGTCCAGCGTATCAATCAATTGCGTCACTTTTCATGCCCTCCAGAAAAGCTTTAGCCGTCGTCGATCCCGCGCGACTCCGCGTCTTCGCGGGTCAACGGGATTTCGTTGCAACGGCAATTCCAATCGTCAAGCGCCGACGCCGCCCGCGCCGCGGTCGGCGAGTCTTGGTGGTATACCAGCCCGTCAAGTTCGGCGTGTTCGTCGCGTACGCGGCTATCCTGCGTCGCGAGAAATAGCCGATAGGGGAACAGGTCGCCGGCCGGCCCGGACAAGACCTCCCGTTGACCCTCGACGTACGCCCGGTGAGTGTAGGTTCTGTAAACGGTTTCTTCTTGTGATAGGTATACGCCGGACGTTCGCGACAATTCCGATTTCCAGCGATCGACCGACCAGCCCTCACCGAACGCGCGGCCAACCAGTTTTGTCAGTCGTCGCGAAAACGAATCCGTAGCCTGTTGCGTGACTTGCTTCCCGAGCGCTTCGGCGTCCTTGAAAAAACGCTGCGTTAACGATTCTGTAATAATATTGTTGTCCAGCAACCATTTCTCGGCCGCTTGGATCGCGGGAAACTCAGACGCCGCGAGCCGGCGGAACGCGGCCGGCGCGTCGTCGATCGCGAGCCGGTGCACCGGCTCAGACCGGACATCACCTGGGTTCCCCTCGGGGATCGTTTGCAGTCTCGGTGCGAACGGCGCGAACCAACCGGCCAGCCGCGAAGCGTACGCGGCCAGTGCGCGCAGCCGCTCTAGCTCGTCTAGCGCGGCGCTAAAGTCGCCCCCGGTCGATCGACCCCTGCGCCGGCGCGGCGTCTTCGATTTCGGCGAAAATTTCGCGCGCCCGGTCGCTGGCGCGCGCCGCGATATGCTCCCAATTATCAAGCCCAGACGGCAACGGCGTTAAATCCGGGCCTGACTGCAATCGGCGGCCGGAGATTCGCGACGACAGCGACCCAAGACCCAGCGGCCCAGCGGCCGCTTGTGACGCTTGCCGCCGGATCGTCTCCAGCTTCGCGGGCAAGTCGTCGCCGACCGGCAAGCCCGCAATTTCCAGCAGTTTTACGATATCCAGGACGCCTTCCGCCACCAGCGGCGGAACCGGCGCCGTCGTGGTGATCGATTTTACGAGTTCAAGAATCAACGAAACAGCGTCGCCGTCGGGAATGTCCACAGTGATCGTCAACGCGGTCCCGTCGCCCCCGAAATTCAGGGCTACGGCGCGATCGATAACGTCGCGCTGAAAGCTTTTGGCGATCGGGTTGACCACGCCGGCAACGGTTGACCGCAAGACTTCGAGGTGCGCGCGGGCCAGCGCGAACGAACCGGTCGATTCGTCTTGCGTAATCGCCCGCTCGGGTATCCCGAGCGACCGCAATACGGCCACGTCGAGCGCCTTTCGCCGGTTTTCCAGCGCGGTGTTGTCCGGGTTGATCGACGTGGCGTCGTAATCCCATAGGAAATTGCCGGATTCGTCGCGGCTCGCTGGCAGCGTCAGCGACCCGCCGGACCCGAGTTTAGCGATTTCCCGTTCCATATCCCGCAGGTGGTCCACCGGTTGACCCTGCGCGTCGAGTTCGCCCAGGTCGCCAGTGTTCCACACGCCCGTGGAATCGGGATCGGATACCGGCGCGCGCGCCTTGTACTGGCCGAGCGCGAACCGCCGGAGCCAAATTTGCTCTTGCTCGAACAGGTCGCGGCGTTCGAGCCACACTCGCCACGGCGCGCCCAGGTATCGGCTCGTGCCGCTCGGCGTTTCTGGCGTCGCGCCCAGCGCGGCCCACCAGATCTCCTCGGCCGGAATCCGCAGGTATCGCCGCTGCTCTCCCGGCGAAATAAAATCGATGTCGATGGCCGCTAGCTCGCCGGCGCCGTCGAACACCGGTTTCGTTCGGCGGTACGGCAAGAACGTTAATTCGGAAACCGTAAACAATTGGTTTGCCCGGTCGAAACCGAACGTGATTTCGTGCGCTGCGCGCCCGTAGCCGAAACACGTGAACGCCGATTCGATCGACGCCTCCCATGCGGCTGTCAGATTATCCGCCAGCGCGGCCGCCCGGGCGCCGCCCTCGACCTCGATCGACACGTTCGCCGATTGAATCAGCGATAGAATCGTAAGCCGGCCAAGATTGAATTGATAGTCTGCTTCGACCTTTTCCACGAACTCGGCTAGCTTGCCGCGTTCTGGTTTGCGCGCCGACCCAAGCGCACCCTTAGCCGTATTCTGGGCGGACAAGTTGACCCGAGGCGATCCATTTTTCGACATCGGCACGGCCGGCATAGCGGTTCCCTCCTGCCCCGATCGTACCAACGGATCGGGTTTCCGGCAACTCAAAAATTGAGCAACAGCACTTCCGGCGCGTCCTGGACGTCCCCATTTCCCGCCCGGATGGCCATCCGCTTTTTCGCCGCGACCGGTACCGTTTCCCATCCCGGATACAAGTCCGACAGCGACGGATCAGCGTAATAGCTAAGCACAACCCGCGTACGCGCGAACCTTCGCAGCGCTAACGCTAGTTCCCCATGCTGGGCTTCGGTGAGTCCGTGGCGGTACGTCTTCCCCTCTTTGATGTACGGCGGGTCGGCATAAATCAGAGTTCCGGACTTGTCTTCGATCTTAGGCAATAAATGGAAAGCGTCGCTGTTTAGTATTGTCACATTCCGTAACCGGTAATGCCAATCGGGTATCGATTCGACGGCGTTCGTAAACCGGACCGCCGAACACCCGCCGCTGGTAGTGTACCGTTTAGAGAATGAGCACGTCGATCGCTTTTGGCCGACTACGCCGTTCCTCCCCATCCATGAATTGATGAAAAACCAGTACGCTCGTTCCATGTCCGGAAACGGTTGCGTCTCTACCGCTAAACGGATCGCCGATTCGTCGAAAATTTCCTCGCTGTACAATGTCCTCGACAGTCGTTCGTAAATCGCCGGCGCGCCGTCGCCCGCAATCACCCTTGCAAGGTTGACGACGTCGCCGTACAGATCGTTTACGGTTTCGTTAGCCGATGGCTTTTTGGCGAACAGCACCGACAGCGATCCGCAAAACGGTTCCCAGTACGACCGCACGTCGCCGAATAACTCCACGATGTTGCCGGCGATCGTCCGTTTGGCTCCGAAGTACGGCAGGATGGATTTGATTTTCATATCAGCCTCCCTTTCGTTAATCTGACAGTCAATCGCGTAAACGACTCATCTGCTGTTCGCTTTTCGGCGACAACCCGCGATACCCATCGGTCGTCTTGCCACACGATTCCATTGAGCGAGTCCAAGACAGCCTTTAGGAGATTATCGATATCGCCAACCGTCGAAACGTTTTTGCATCCGAACTCAGCGACGACCAATAGAGGCGCGCTTATCGGCGGCCGAGTGCCCATCTCGCCGCGAGCCATAAGCCGCAACGAGTCCTTGTAAGCGTGAATCGGATGCGAGCGGGGCGCCTGGTAGGTGTGGAGTTTGCCGCCTCGCATGTAAACCCGGTGGCGCGGCTGCGGAACCGGTTGGCCTGCCAGCCGAACAGAGATGATGTTCTTTTTGTCAGTCATTTCATCCCATCATGGCAACTAGAATTTCCGGCCGATCGGCCCAACCGTGGGTACCGACGAACCGGCCGAGGCGTTCACGCCGTAGCTCACCGCGTCCACCTGGTCGTCATGCGCCCCGACCGGAAATGACGTTAGCTCGTCTTCGAGTTCCAGGACCCAAGGCGCGCCGTCCCTGAAAAATACCTTTCCGTCGGCGAATCGCAGCGACGCCGCGGACGCCCGATTGATTTTGTCGCCTTTCGGGTACAACGGCTTCACGTTCCGGAATCGCTTTTTCAGGTATTGCAGGATCGCCCCTTGCGCGCCGATTTTTTCAATCCCAAACCATCGCACGTTCCATTTCTGCGCGAGGCTCGCGAATTTCTCGACAACGGTCGGCGCCTCGGCTTGGATTCGCAGCACGTCGAGCAATAACAGGTTGCCAGTGGGCGCCTCGCCCCAGACGCACGCTACCGACCAGTCGGCCTTAGATGCTTCTGACGTCGCCAGGTCGGCGGTCGCGAACAGCGTAAGCTTGTGGGCCGGGACGTCCACGGCGCGCCGGCCAGTATCCAGATGGAACCCGTCGGCGTCCTCGGTGAAGTACCGGAAATATTGCTGCTGGAAAATCTCCCCTGTCATTCGCCGCGGCCGCTGTTGGAATAGCGCGCCCCACAAATACGCCGAATCCATTTCGTGGCGGGCCTTATTCAATTCCGAAACCGGAATACGTTCCGGCCACAGCGCGGCCCCGGGATCGCGGCCGATCTGGTCGTTTTGCTCAGCGATCGCCGGCAATTTTATGACCTGCCATTCGCCCGACGTGTCGTTCTTGAGAATCCGGCCAGCTAGGTCGTCGTCGTGCCAGCGGGTGAGGATAAGGATTATGGCCGCGCCCGGCTCTAGCCGGGTTCGCGCGTCGCCGGCATACCAATTCCATTGATTTTTTCGCAGGACCGGTGACGCAGCCTGCGCCGCGCTCCGGATGGGATCGTCGATAATAAGCAGGTCGGCGCCTCGGCCGACGATCGTTCCGCCGACGCCGGCGGCAAACATGCCGCCTTTCGCGCCTTCGATGTCCCATCGGTACGCCGCTTTGCTCTCCTCTGAAATCCGAACCGAACCGAATAAATGGCCGAACTCGGACAGCACTCGACGGCATCGGCGCGAAAACCCTTGCGCTAGGTCTTTATCGGCCGAGGCAACCATAACCCGCTTGCGAGGGTTGCGGCCGAGGAACCACGCCGGATAATAAATCGAACAGGTCGTGGACTTGGAATGGCGCGGAGGGCACATCACAATAAGCCGTTTCAACCGTCCGCCCTCGACTTCGCGCAGATGCCAATCAAGAAACCGTAAATGCTGCGCCGGCTGGTAGTCGTCGTCGGCCAGCATCGCCAGCCCGACCGGCGATTGTGTCGCGAAGAATTCGAGCGTCAAAACGGATGCCCCGCCGAATCCTCTTCGCCGCCGACCGCCGCTGTTTCCTGCTCGGCAGCCTGTTTCTTCGCGGCCCGATCAGCGTAGACAGCGTCGAAAAACTCGTACATTTTGTCGGCGGCCGGCTTGCTGATTTCCATTTTCTCAAAGCTTTTCCCCGCCGCGTCAACCGGAAGGTTACGGCCCCATCGGGAGGGGTAGCGGCGCTCCAGGTAAGCGATTGCAGCGCGCCAATCGCTGAACCCGTTACGGATCGCCTGGACGGCGTCGATCTCAGCGTCGGCAATCGCGCGCTCGAACTCTAGCGCGAATTCAGCGTAGTACAAGTCGCGCTCATGCCTTCGCCGGGCCCCGGGCGACCGGGAATCGTCAATTATGCTTTCCAGAATCGCGATATCGCCGCCGTAGTTCTGGAGGATTTGGCGGCCTTTGGTGCGATAAAGATAGATCGCCGACGGGCTTATCCCGATCGCCTGGGCCGCGACGGTCACGTAGTTGCCGGCCCGGAGCAAGTCGAACAGCCGGTCGCGGCGCGCTGGAGTGATACGCGCCAACGGCCCTTTCCTTCCCCGTGGATCGGCTTGAAAGCGATCGACCATGTCCCAGGTTCACATGTACCATTTGGGTAAACGGATTTGGAACCCCTCGTGCCCGCTCATTACCCACGTGTCCTTGCCGCGCCGTACCATGCTGTCGATGACGTCAAGCTCGACGGCGAACACGCCCTCGGGGAGCGTTACCTCGCGTCCTGATTCCAAAACCAACATAGCCCCTCCGGTCGGCGAGTCGCCATGCGATTGGCGAAGCAGGATGAATTTCCGGCCGCCCTTTGCGATGCCGGCGCCGCACGACCCCATACAGTGATGCCAAGTCCCCCGTGGCTCGCAAAATCCGCCGCGCCGAGTCGTCGTGAACCCCTGTGACGAGCAAAACGGGGTCGGGTACCAATTCAGGTTCGCGCGCCATACCTGTTCGCCGTCGCCCGCCAGCGTGATCGTTCGCACCGGGTGCTCGCGGGCGGTCGGTTCCAACGGGTCGGGCACGCCTCGTTTGCCCCATTCGCCCTCTCTCGCGGCCGACCGCTTGCGCAGATCGTATTTCTTGCCGTCGATTTCGTAAACGATCCGGTACAGCACGCCGCATTTCTGCACCGCCTTCGCGGCCCAGGCGCCGACGGAGCCATCGCCTTTGATCCGGCCGCCGCCGATCTCCACTCGCGAAAAGCCGTACGTCGCCTCGACCGAAACGAATGGATCGACCCGCGAGAACTCGGCGGGTATTTCCTCACCCTCGCCTCGAATCGCGATATCGTTAACCATCAGGTCTTGGATGTTGCGGCTGAAGCCATGCCCGACGCATGACCCGCGAGTCGTTTGGTCGTTCGCGCGCATCGTGTGACCAAGCACGCGGGTCTCGCACTCAAAAAATAAGGAGCCATCCTCGGCGTTCCAAATCTTTTCGTCGGCGTCCATGATTTTCGCGCCGGCCAGGGAGAACACCGGCTGCGGCAACGTTGCGCAAATCGCCTCGACTTGGGCCGGGTCGTAAACCCAATCCCTCGCCCCGGCATTCAGTTTTCGCACCCACTCCGCGGCCCAGTTTTTCGCTTTAGCCATTGGTTCTAGTCTCCGCAATAATCTTCTTGATGTCGGATCGCGTCGCCCAGGCTGAGCCGGTGAACGGCCGGCATGGCAGGGAGCGCCAGTTTTCTGTTGGCGCATTTTGAGCACGACCGGTTGTAGCGCGACAACGGCCGGAACATTCGCTGGCAGCAATTGCAAGGTCGCGGGTTGATTCGCCCGTTCGCCCGCCTGCGTCCGCTCATCTCGCCGCCTCCCTCAGCCCGGCCGCGATCGCGGCGTATCCGGCCGCCCAGTCCTCCCGCGCCCACTGCCCAGCGGCCTCTAGCGCCGTAAGGCGATCGCCGAGCGCAACCCGGAACGGCAGCCACGCGCCGGCGGCGTCGCCCAACGCCGCGTCATTCGCTTTCCTGGTCGCGTCGATCAACGCCTCGTCGGTCGCGTACCGATCGAACCGGCCAGCGATTATTGATTCGTAGCTCGCAGCCAGCGCCGGCGCGGTCCGCATCAACAGGTCTTTTTGCGGCACGAGCGCGCGAGCAGTGGACGCGACGAATTGCACAAGGCCATTTACCGGGGCCGGCGGAGGCGGAGTCGGCCCAGGCGGCGGAGGGTTCGGCGCGCCGTTCGAGATTTCGATTTCCACTGAATCGAGAATCGTTTTCCCGTCGATCGCCGAGGCGAACACAAACCGGAATTTCGATCCATTCGGCACCGCGACCGGCGCGGAAAAAAAGATCGTCGCCCGGCCCGATTGATCGATTATCGGCCGCCAATATTGATTTTCGGGGAAGCACAGAAACTGCGGGTCGGCCCCGACGTTCTCCGGCGCGACGTCGAGAAACACTGCCTGCCCAGGCACGATTCGACCGGTTGGGCCAGCGAGGTATTCTCCGGCCAAACCGGTCGAGGCGGCCGCGAGCGACGCGGCAAGGACTGCGACTACTGCTACTGCCCGCATAGTTCCCCTCTCCTGATTTAGAAATCCGGCCCGGCCAGTCCATTGCAGGGAGGCAAACGGCGGCCGGGCCGGATCGGTGGATCAATCGTCCCGGGCTAGCTCGATCAGCATTATCGCAAACCGTAACAGGATGCCCAGGTTTTCCGGGGTCAATAGATCATCAAATAACCCCTGCGCCGCACAAAACCGCGCCTCGACCGTGTCCACGAGATGGTCTTTCCCGCCGATCCTCGACGACGCCGAACCGACAACCTGCGGCCCATCGAGCGGCGCTAGTTTGCCCGCGATCATCGAGCCGAGGTTGACGCCGATCAATACCGCCTCCCCCCGGTGTTCCGGTAGCGACCGCGACCGGTACCAGCCTACGCCGTTTTTTACCGCCAAGACGATATCTGCGGCCGACGGCTCCGCGTAATCCTGGAAACTCGGATAGATATCCGTAATCGATGCCATATCATTCAACCTTTCAAGAAAGACTATTTCTACGGCTTTACAACAGCCAGTTTCCCCGCGTCGGTCGCCCCATTGACGTCAAGCAATACCTTAAGCGATCCGAAATCGCCAAGCGGTAACGCCGGATCATAGGCGATCGTCTCGCCGGCGCAGATCAACGAGACGGGATGCACGCCGACGACTTCGCCGAGCGCTACCTCGCCACCCAGCGGCTCGCCGCCCATTGTCGGCGGACGAGTCAGCGGCTTGAATACAATCGTGTTGGTCCGGATTGCTGCCATGCCTGTTCCCTTTTTTACTTATTCCGTTCTAAAGAATCACACATTCGTTCCAGCTTAACAGAATGGTCGGCCAGCAGCCCGACGATCTCTTGCGCGTCCGCGTCCTGCTGGCCTTTAACGGTTTTGACGGCATCCGATAGCGAGATGATAGACGCGCCGACGTCTTTTAGCGTGTCGTCGACTTTCGCGAGCGTCGCGTCGGTAGCGTCAACGTGCGAGGTAAATCGGTCAATTAGCCTGCCCATGAACTTATAGCCAGCCGCCCCCAGCGCTATCGCGCATGCCGCCCACGGTCCCTGTTTGATCGCTTCGCTCAGCAGTTCAAGTTCCATGGGACATCCTTGATAACCGGGGTTGGCCGACTGTCCGAGCCGGGCCAACCCCGGCCAACGGTGGAACGCGCACCTCCTGTTTACTTGATTTAATCGATTTCGTCAACACATCTCGCGGCCGAGATCAAAGCGGCCTTGTCGAGCGTTGCCCGATAATCGGGGAGCCAACGCAGTCTGCCAGCTATTTTTGTCGCAAAACACACCGGCACGACAACCTCGTTATCGGGCAGTATGACGACGGCGGTCGTGGCTATATCGTGGCGATACGACCGCATTATTCGCCATCCTCGATTAGCGACGTTTTTCGTGAACTGGCGGCGAGTCATCATGTCGCCGATTTCGGATTCGTCAACGAATGAGTCCGCCGGCCCATCATCCATCTCGGCCCGCCTTTCTCCGCCGTTTCAGTTCGGCCGCGATATGCGACCGCGTGCATGGAAGGTACCCTTCGGCCCATAGTATACGCTCTAAATCCGGAATAGCAATCTGCCCAAGCTTTCGCCCGGCAAACTCTCCCGCTTTTAGCTCGTGGTTTTGCGGGTCCACGATCCCAGGTTTGCGACTCCGGCCGGCCATTAAAACGCCGCCCGCGGTTTCGGTGGCCGACCCCGGCCCCGCTTCGGTTGATCCTCGGCCACCTCGGCCACCTCGGCCGGGGCCGGTACATCGCTTGGCTGCACTTCGATCTTTACCTCCCAGTCGCTGGCCTTTGGGTTCGCGGCCATGATGGCGGCCGCGATCTGCCCGGCATCGTCAACGAGTTGCCCTAACCGCTTGCCGTCGCTGGGGCGACCACGATTTGCGATCAAGCCGGATAGCGCGGCGTAAAACAGAGGTTCAAATTCCATCGGTGTATTCTCCTTTTACCTGATGGGATCGAGCGGACGCCGACTCGTACGCTTTCTGGGAACAGCATACGGGGCACACCGCAAACCCGTCGGGCCTGACGATCCATCCGGGATCATTGGCGGCGTTGAAGGCCACCCCTGTCGGCGACGATCGGTATTGCGCGGTCGTGGTCGATTTCTTACAGATATCGCAACAGAGTTCGGCCGCGATATGCATATCGGTGCGTTCAGAGTCGGCGCGGACGCTGGCCTTGGCTGGAGCATATGGGTCCGTCCCGATGAATTTAACGCCGTTGACCTCAGCGCTCGAGTCATGAACCGTACGCAAGAAATCCACCCTGTAGAACCGGAACCCCATTTCTATCGCCGCCAGTACCTCGGCTTTTGCCCCTTTTGATTCCCGCCAGCTAGGCAAAAGGGCAACGTGCGTGCATTTCACCAACTCGGCGAAATTGCGCCGCTGGTGCTGTTCGCGGGTTAGGGATGTGTCGTCGTAGGCCGATGGGTTGTAGACGCTGTAGCCGTTATCCCGAAACCCGTTATCCCGAAACCATTTCTCAGCCTTCCTGAAAACCTCTCTATTGTAATTCTCGATTCCAGACATTGGCCCGGAAATGTATACGCGCATATTGCCTCCTCTTTCGTTGGTTTTATCTGGTTCACCCGGCACCGTCAATCGAAAAGCGTCGCTGGCCGCAAACAGCCGGGTGAAAACCAGATTCGTTCGCGGCCAGCGTTTTTGTTCGTCGCCTTCTTGTTCAGGTTTCCGTATCCGCCATGAGCCTTCCACGCGACGCATTCCCAGTCGTCCGGCATTTCGTGCTCGCCCTCGTAGCCGCACAACGCAATCCGCAGCTGTCGGCGGCCACCATTCTCGACCGCCCATTTGCGGACTTCAGCGGCCGCCGTGAGCGATTCCTCCGCGTACAGCTTTTCATCTCGCCCGATACCGCCGCTGTACGGTGGGTCAAGGAACACGGCGGTTGTGCCGTGCACCACGGTCACAGCGTCGCCGATCACGCGCGACCAGTCGCCACAACAAACGCGCACGCGGCGCAACCTGTCGGCCAAGGCCGCGCAGTATTCCACGATATCGGAGTTCCGGTGCACGCCCCTGCCCGCGTCGCCAAGGTGTGGGATTCGCCGATTTGGCCGATCCCTGATTTCGCACCAGCCGCCACCGATCCACGCTGACTGCCCCCATACCCACCAGCCCGCCTTTTTCGCGTCGTAGAAGTCGGGGTCCGTTTTCATCCGCTCGCGAAACTCCGCACGGTTCACGAGCCATAAATGCCTCGCGTGCAAGTCGGCTTCGTTTACCGGCCAATCAGCGGCGTCGGCGACCGCCTCGGGATCGTGTTGCAGCGCGCGCCAGAAATTCGCGAGGTAGCAATCGAGGTCGTTTACGGTTTCGATTTTCGGCTCAGTCGGCCTGCCGAGTAGCACCGCCAACGAACCGGCGAACGGCTCGACGTAGTTCGCGGGGTCGCCGAACCGATCCCAGCACAACGCGGCGACGCGGGATTTGCCGCCGAACCAGGGGAACGGGGCTTTCAATTTCGTCATTCCGTAAAGCCCCCCGGCCCGTCGGCGCGGACCTTGACCTCGATATCGACGCACTCGGCGGCGTACCACTGGCATGGTCGGCACATCCAATTAGTGGATCCCGTCGGCCTGAATTGCTTCCGGCACCGTAAGCAAGTTTTTCGGTCGGCTGGCCCGATCCCCGCGGCGCGCCGCGACACCTTAATCAGTACGCTTGATTCCTTCTCTAGAATCACCGGACCATGATTGCCTGCAGCGATCAGTTTGTCACATTCAGATGTTTCCGACATTAAACCCTCCGGCTGCTATCACGTAACTTCACGTCCATTCCAGCAATTCTTGCAACCAGCATGATAAATGCCGCCGCTGCCTGGACAGGTACGACTCCATTGCCTGCCGCGCGTACCTGATCGTCTCGGTCTTGGAATCCGTAAACTGTACCCATTCGGTCGGCCAGCCCATCAGCCACGCGCAAAAGAGCGGGTTCAAGCTCAGGCGCCAATTCAAGAACTTCGCGCCACTTGCCGACGTCGTCTTGCTTAGGCGGGAAAAGCGGCAAGGGTTGCCTCGCAGACGGGTCGGCCCCGATTCCGCCAACATCGCCGTTACCGCGGCCCACAACTGCGCCGCCGCCCAACCCGCCTTGTTCGGCTTCGTTCGCCCGTCGCCCGACGACATGAGGCTGCAATCGTTGCCCACTTTCTCCGCCGTCAAGGGCGGCCACAAAGAAAAGCCGCTTTCGCTTTTGACTCGGACCGTTGCCGGATCCATCATTGATTTCTGACGCTGTAACTGAGACTGGCGGAGGCACAACGTAACCCAATCGTCGAAGGTCCGATGCCGCGCGGAGGAACCCGAGGGGTGGCCGAAGATATCCATCCACGTTCTCAAAAAAACACCATCCCGGTCGTATTTCCTCGACAATTCGGCGAACGAACGGCCAAAGGTCTCTCCGATCGCCTCGGCCAAGTCTGCGACCGGCGACGCTCCACGGCTGGCACGGGTATCCGCCCACGATTCCATCCACTTGTCCACGCCAGCGTTGGCAATCGAGGGTTGTAAGATCCGACCAGATAGGCGCGTCGTCCAGCCAGCCGCCCGCGATTTGATCTCCCAGGTTCGCGGCCGCAAACGCTTCCCTCTCCACGTACAACCGGCAGACAGCAGCCGGGCACGCCAATCGGACGGCCCAGTCGAGTGCGCCGACTCCGGAGCAAATCGAGATGTAGTTGATTTCGGAACGTATAGCCACACCGTCAAAACCCCCCGGCTGCCTCGTGCCGCCGTCGCCAATGCCGCTGGCACCATTCGCGCCACATCCGCACTGATTGTTTCCAGTAGGCGATATCCTCGGGCCTCCGCGCGTCCCGCAACTCCGCTTCCGACGACGATAGAAAATCGACCGCGTCGCGCAGGGTAAGCGGGCGCGGATCAACGGTCGGCGCCTCGTAGCCGTGCTTGTAATCGTGGACTGATTCAAACCTCATGTTGATAGCTCCGGCTGCGCGCGACTTGCCGCCGGAACCAGGCGCAAAGCCGGACAGCCCGTACTGTCGCCTTCCATTGGCGAGATCAGCGCAAACCAACCATCGCCATCGAGCCTGAACGGCGTGCCGGCGGCGGTCGGCGGCGGGGCGATTCGTATTTCGCCCGCGCCGACGCACATTATCACCCTGCCGATTAGCCAAAGGTCGATTACGCGGCCTTGCACGGATCTTGGTATCGGATCGAAGACATACCGCTCGCCGTCAAGTATGAAGTCCAATGCCGCGGCGCCCAGTATTCCCGCCACATCGTCGGAAATCGTCAACTTCGGCTTAGCCTTGCGGGCGCTATTAAGCACATTCTCGACCTTCTCTCGGACGCCGGCCGCTATTGTTGGCTCCATTTCGGTTTCGAATGCCAGCAGAAGTCTCCCGTTTGTCGCGATCAATCGCCGGCCATCGTCCGGCGTGGCCATGGCAAACGGAGTCTGCGTCCATGGATACTGCGCGGCCCTGGCCGAAAAGGGTCCACAGATGTACTTAGTCAAAAGTGCGGTCTCTCGATCCATATTTTTCATTTCGCCTCCCTGTACGATTCCCAATCGCAATTCAATACTATGGCGTCATCTCGCAGCCTGCCCCGTATCGCGGCCGGCAATCTGTCTTTCGCCGACTTCGCGGCGTTCATTGTTATCCACGTAAGGCGCTCATTACGGTATCGGAGATCAATAATCCGGTATAGGTTGGTCAAGTGGTACTCAGAGGCGTCGCAATGAGGCGGGACGGGGTCGGATATGGCGAGGATGTCGCACCGGATAAACAGATCAATAACGGCGCGTTCGGGCCGACGCGCCGTGATCGCGTCGCGAAACATGGCAGCCAGATCGAGGCCGTTGACCCACCGTACCGAGCGGTCGTGATCGATGATTGCGGTTCGGCAAACCGATGTGAGCAAATGATCTTTACCGACGCCCTCAGGGCCGATCAATATCAGGTTGCGGCAAGACTGCGCGGCGAACTTTTCGAGCCGCGCCACCACGGTTCGCCGGTTTTGGATGTGTCGCCGGTCTTTCGCGGTGTCCACGTTGTCCGTCATCGTTTCCGGCCGCGAACATTCGCCCACCTCAAAATTTTCTAACCGGCACCCATGGTAGCGTATTCCGATATCAGAATAGAAGCGATCTAGGTTAGCGGCTAGCCGCTCAAGCCGCTTGCGCTCCTCGGCGTCCGCCGCCGCCCGCTTTTCGGATTCCGGGTCGATCGCGGCCGCCAGCAGCTTGAGCCGCGCCGCGGACCAATCGATTCGCTTCGCCGTCGCTGCTTCCGTTTTCGTAATCGAATCCGCACATTGCCGCAACCTTTCGCGTTCGTTGTCGTTCACCGCTGATTGCCTCCCAAATGCCGAATGACCACGTTAGCGAGTCTCCGCCGATCCGTCAACCCCGGTCCTCAAAAAACTTCGTCGTCGTCATGGGCCGAGTGATCGACCTTCGGCCGGCCGGCCCGGCCCGGCTCAAAAATCCCCTGGTAGCCCTGCGCGATCGAAAACGCAATCGCCGCGATCGGGTCGCGCATCTCGGCACACATTTTCAAAATTCGCTTCCGTCCGATTTTCGTGTATTTCGCATTTTTGATTTTCGCCTGCTGGCGATAACGGACCCATTCAGCCCACGCCTCCCGGAATTCGGTGGAATTTAATTCCGCCGGAAATTCAATTAAATCGACGTCGTTTTCCCCCCTCAGACTCCCCCCTTTCGAATCAGGGGGCCCGTCAGAAATAAATATCTTCCCCGAATTAATACCAGAGGGATTAATTAATTCATGAATTGAAGAAGACGTATCTACACGTATTATTAATCCTATTGGATGGGACGAATCGAAACTGCGCGCGATCCGAGCGATTAAATCAGGAAAATCATTTTTTTGCGAACCGGTCCAGTTGACCGGAAACCGGTCAGATTGACCGGTTGTATTTTCTTTTTTTTCTTTATTTTTGGAATTACCAACCGGTCCAGTTGACCGGAAACCGGTCAGATTGACCGGTTCCTGGAAATTGATTTTCGCCAGCAAACCATTTTTTGAGTTCACTTTTCCGCCCGATTTCAATTTTTTTATCGCCCGGCGGACGGTGGTTTCGCTCAACGAAGTCGATTTCGCGATTTCAATTTGGGTTGGCCAGCGTGAATTTTGGGCCAAGAAATGGGCGATGGCGACCATGACGTATTTTTCGTTCGGCGATATATCGGCGTTGAATATAGCCGAGAGGTCCATGATGTGCCCCGAAAAAGCGACCCCGCCGACCGCTGGTGACGCAACGGGTCGGCGGGGGAGCCATGAGGTTTCGCGATGGGGGCGCCCGTCACGGCGTTTCCGGGCCGGATCATAACCGGCCGTGGTCGGTTCGTCAACCGGTCAAAACATGGCGCCGGTTTCCAACGCGTCGTCGTCGCCGAACACCTCGCCCAAAGACACCCCATCGGCTGCTGCGATTCTGCGAATCGATTCTAGATTGTCGAGGTCGGCTTCACCCCATTCCTCGATGGGTTTGCCGGCTTGCTTCACGAGGGCGCCGAGGTCGATGCCAGCGTCCGAGAATTCAGCCACGAGCGAATCGCGCCTCGCAATGAACGCCTCGGCCGCGTCGTCGGCGTCGTCGTCGGTGCCGTCGTCGCTGTCGTCGTCGGCGCCTCGCATTTTGATCGATAAAGCTCGCAGGATTTGTAAGTCCTCCGAAGTCCACCAGTCGCGGGGCTTGCCCCCTAGCTCTCGTTCGAGTTGCGCCAAATCCCAGCCGTGTTTATCGGCGAAGTGCTCGACGGCTGCGTCTAGCGCTTTGCGCGTCCGTCCATGCGTTTTCGGCTTCGGCCCCCATGCGTCGGACGTCTCTTCTGAGTCCGTAACCGGCCCGTCCGGACTGTCGGCCGGTTTCGGTTTCGCGACGTCCGCCGGGCTTTTACTGTCCGCCGTTTGCGGTGCGTGAGGCTTCGGCGCCTCCTGGTTGATCGCGGCCGGGTTCGGCTTCGTCAGGTCGTCGAGCGTCATTGCGGGTCGCGAGGCTACGTCGATCACTTCCGGCTCGTCCATCCGCTCTTCAGCTGACTTTAGCCCTTTGAGGACGTCGGGGAAGACGTCGCGCAGCGCAAAGCCGCGCGCGCGCATTTGAAGCATCCTTTTAGGGTATTGCTGCCATGGACCGCCCTTACCTATCAGCCCCGCCTTTTTCGCGTCGTCCATTGCAAAAATCACCGTGTGCGTATTGCCTCCGAGTCGGCGAACCGTAACCGTACACGATTGCCCGTCGTCCGATATCGACTCACTCCAACCCTTGTGATCCCAGTGTTTCGACGAGACACAAAGCGCCAACATCGCGTCGCCGTAAATCGACGCCTTGCCGTTGATTACAGCTAGGTTTTGCAGGCTTTGCACCGGCGACAAGCCAAGCTCGGCTCCGTACTGGAGGGCGACGCACACCGAATTGACGGCAAGCCTCCGCGCGTCCTCTGGTTTTGCCTTGGACGGGTAAAAAGACGGCGGGAAAAACGGCGAATCAACGACTTTTTCGGCGAACGCCTCCAGGTCGCCCAGGGTCTTGAGGGTCAACCCGCCCGGCAATTCTTCTGTTGCGGCGGCATTGGTGCTTTTCGTCATAACAAATCCCTTTCGGTAATGGTTACAGAATCAGACTCACGCTTCGTCTTGCTTGAGCGTAAACGCGATAGCTCCCTGCTTGATACTGGGCTGGCAGTCTATGCGGCCTTTGAATTTCGGCAACCCTCGCGGCTGTCCGCCCTCGTTCTCGCCTATCCCGACGGTGCACTTGGTGCCGTGCCGGGTTAGAGTAAATCCAGACCCTCGCGTTTTCATTAACCAGATACGCGACGATGCCGGATCGAAGCCGACGGATACCCTGTTGCCCGCCCGCAGCTTGGAATCAGCCAAGAGCGAAGACGACAACGTAATAATCAACTGGTTGCGCACCCATCGGGCCGAGATGTCGGCCGCGATCGGTACACGGGTTCGCGCGGTGAATTTTTTCATTTGCCCCTCCTAGTTTGTTGCCAATTCTTTCAGAATCTTGATTTGCGCTTCGCGTTCCGGCGACTCCGCGCGAACCCACACCGCCGACTCCCCCGCCGCCGCCCGCGCCGCCCGCGCCGCCGACTCCGCCGCCGCCCACACCGCCGACTCCGCCGCCGCCCACACCGCCGACTCCGCCGCCGCCCGCGCCGCGCGCAACTCATCGTCGGTCGCGGCGCCGTCGGCGTGCCGCTCCGCGACCGCCACGCCCGCCCACGATCGCGCGTCCGGCTCTCGCCCCGCCGCGCGCTCCGCGTCCAGCGCCAGCCGAGCGCACCGGCAGGCGAACAACCGTAGCCGCCGCGCGTCCAACATCCGGATCGCCAGCCAAATTCTATCGCGCGCCCGCACGTCCTCTCGATCCAAAATTTCGTCGAGCCGCGCCCGCTTCCGCCGGCCGAACAACGCCTCGACCCGCTCGCGAGTGTAGCACGGCGACATCCCCATAATGCCGTCCACGGTTATCGTTTTCATTAGTCAGCTCCCTAGGTCAAACAGTTTCCGCCCGTTGAGGTACTTGCAATCTCCACGATAAAAACACGTCGAGCACGGCCATGCGCCGGTAGTCGCGGTGATCGCGGGCGGGTAATAACCGGCATCGATCCCGGCAGCGACGACGTTGACTGTTTCGACCAACGCCGCAAAATCCGCCGGCCCCCGCGTCGATACCAGCGTTTGCCGTTCCGGGTTGCGTTTATTGATAACGACATCGAGAATCACCGACGACGGCAAATTGCCAGTCATCGCGGCGAATCCGGCCGCGTACACGGTAAGCCCGATCTCGGCGTCGGCTTCGGTTTGCCGCTTCGACCGGCCGGCCGTTTTCCAATCAACAACGCGCCCCCGGTCGTCGATCAAATCGACGTAGCCGACAAGGTCGCGAGTAGCGCCCGGGATGTCAATTTTCGCCTCCACGAACACCGGCTGATACGCAGGCGCGGCCAGCTTCCGCCAAGCGCCGGCCATCATCGCTGTCCGATCCCGCGCCTTGCCCGGCGCGGTGGATTTCGGCTCGCCTGGTTCCAGGCGCCAAAAATCGGAGCCGATCTGTTCATCGAACGCGGCAACCGCTAGATCGATGACGTCCGACGCTTCCAGATCGTTGTGAGACTCGATTTTCTGCATGCCGTTTTCGGCGGCCGCGCGGTGGACGCCCGAGCCTGCGATGATGGCGAGCGTCGGGGGCGCTCGCGATTCGCGGTTTCGCCGGTACGATTCCGGGCACCGCAAATATGATTTAATTTGCGATGCCGACAGGTGAGGTTTATTCATGGATCCGACCTCCCGAATAGCCTCACCCATGTCGCGGGATAAGTGCCCTCGGCCCCGTCAACGAATCGCAACCTGACGATTTGCCCAGGGTGATCGACGTCGATCGGGTCGTTATTGAGTACGGAACCGATCTGTCCTTTGTGTGATTTGCACGGGCCGATAACCCGACCTATTTTGTATCGCGCGTCCGCCATTCGTGTCGCCTCCTGTGGTTGTTGGTTGTCGGGTTGTTCGGCCGCCAGGTCAGCCATCGGCACAAGCCTGACGATGCCTTCGAGTCTGACCAGCAGTAATTGTTCGCGCCGGCCTCGACCGGAACTGAGCGTCGCGGCCAACCGTCGCCGCCACGCCGGGTCCGGCTCAGCGGAAATCGGCACCGGCTCGGCCAGGGCGCCGGCATGGATCACCCCCCAGCCGTGGCAGGGCAAATGCCAAAGCGTATCGGTTTTCATTCTAAATGTCATGTCCGCCTCAATCCCCGATCTTGCGACCCCTCAGGTCGGCCATCCACCGCTCAATCGCCTCTACGGTACATGTCGCACGTGTGCCCCCACATAATCATTCATCGTTCTCGCCCCTCCTAGTTTGTTGCCAATTCTTTCAGGATCTCGATTTGCGCTTCGCTTTCCACCGCCTGTCCAGCCCAGGCCGGCCACGCCGCCGCCCACACCGCCGACCACGCCGCCGACCACGCCGCCGACCACGCCGCCAACTCCGCCGACTTCGCCGCCGCCCACTCCGCCGACTTCGCCGCCCACGCCGCCGACTTCGCCGCCGCCCACTCCGCCGACTTCGCCGCCGCCCGCGCCGCGCGCAACTCATCGTCGGTCGCCGCGCCGTCGGCGTGGCGTTCGGCGACCTGCACCGCGCGCCACGAACGCGCGTCTGGGTCGCGGCCAACCGCCCGCTCGGCGTCCAGTGCCCGCCGGGCGCAGCGGCAAGCGAACAACCGTTGCCTGCGCGCGTCCAACATCCGCGTCGCAAGCCAAACGCGATCCTCGGCCGGCACGTCCGCGCGGTCCAGTATTTCGTCGAACCGCGCCCGCTTGCGCCGGCCGAACAACTCCTCGACCCGCTCCCGCGTGTAGTAGTCGCACGGGCCGAGAGCCATGATTCCGTCTACGGTTATCGTTTTCATTAGTCAGCCCCCTAGGTCAAACAGTTTCCGCCCGTTCATCTCGTTCTCCCAATTCTAAAACTAAAACTCAGTCTGCCTCATCAGGCCGCCGGCGACTACCCCGGCGACGACGCCCCGTAGGGCGTTTCGGCTCTACCACCATCGCCAGGGAGACTGCTCCACCTCCCAGTTCCCGATCGGCCCCAACGCTTTTTGCCGGGCAACACACTCGGGGTCGCTATTCAGTTTATTTTCAACATCGCGGCATTCGCGGGCAATTGCTCTGAGCCTCGCCAGTTGCGCGATTCGCTGAACGGCACACAAAAGGATTTGCACGTCTCAATCTCCCAATTCTACAAACTAAAACTCAGTAATTGATATCCTCATGGTCGATCTCGCCCGCTAGAATGGCCTTGGCCAATTTGCGGTATTGGCCGAGCGACATGCGGCAATTCCGTCGCACGTGTGCCCGAGTCTCCGGCCCGGCGAACCGGGCCAGCGGCTTGTCTTGCCGACTGCAATTGCAGCTGCGGCACGCCGTGACCAGATTGTCGCTGCCGTTGCCGCCGCCGGCCGACTGGCACCGCACATGGTCCAGCGTGATGTCGGCCGGGTCGGCGGAGTGCAGATCGGCGAGGCAATAAATGCAAGTAAATCGATCTCTCAGGTAGATCGCCAACCGCTTGTCGGTGCGAATCCACTGGCCAGAGGCCTGATGTTTCCCGTTCCGGCTGGTTTTTTTCGTTTTCATTTCATTTCCCTTACACCTACAGTATACACCCCTGCAAACCAAAATCAAGCGGATTTTCAGGAAAATTCCGGGAAATATTTAACC